TGGTGGCCATTATGCCTTCACATGACAAACGTTCCCTTCTCCAGGAAAGGAGATTAAGCAAATTCGGTTTTTCAATTCAGTATAACATGTTTGAACAATGAAAGATAAAAATTTAAAATACATCGCCCACGCTATTATCGTGGTTGCCTTTATGGGACTGATTGCCTTTGTCATTTATTATACGGGTAAAACCGCTTTTCTTTGGCTGTTATTATTCGTTTTCCTGTATCAACCTTGGACGGAGATGTGCCCGGGACGGAAAGAAGACAACGAAGAATAAGTAACCATGTAACTTTATAACGATGATAAAGGCAGAAGACATCTACAAAGTAACCAACAACGGGCTGGATATAATTCTACATTATTATCCGCAAGCCCGGGATTGTGTCGGAACCAACCGCCATTTCAAACGCCGGCCGTCAGAAGACGACGCGTCGGCCTGTATCAAGTTATTCGGAAAGGAAGGTTCCCAGCAGGTTTATAAGGTAACGGATTTCGGCGATACCGGAACGGCTCAAAGCCCCGTCGATATCTGCATGTATGAGGAAGGCCTCCGGTTTAACGAGGCTATCCTTAAACTTGCATCCATGTACAACGTAACCGATGAACTCAACCGTAACGTAAACAAGCCGGACATCCGTAAGGTTCCGGCCTCCCAGGATCAGAAAGACGGTACTAAACTTTTCGAGCTTGCCGATCATCTCACCCCGGATCAGTTACGCATACTCGGCCCCCGTGTCACCCAGGAGAACGCCGAGGCCCTGCACTGGTATTCGGCCAAATATATAGGGTATGTAAAAAATCGCGAGGTAACCTATAAATACGCGACTGCGACATACCCTATCTTTATGCGCGAATGTCTGGTAAAACCGGCCGAGGGTGACACGCCCGAAGTGAAGTTCTATAAAATATACGAGCCCCTGAATCCGGACAAGCAGTGGCGTTTTTCCTACACCCCGGAAGGTGTCAAGCCGAAAGACTATATAAACGGCCTTTCCGAACTGAAAGCCTTATACCGGGAATTTAATTCCAGGGAGGAAGCCGCTTTTAAAAAGAATCCGGCCAATGCGGAAAAGCCCTATAAGGAGCAGAAGCTGCAGGAGGCGTTTATATGTTCCGGAGAGCGCGACGCCCTGTGTGTTAAATCGCTGGGCTTTTCCCCGATCTGGTTTAATTCGGAGACGTATAAACTTTCCGAACAGGACTATAAAGAGATCATGAAATACGTTGAGGTCCTGTATAACATACCCGATATCGACACGACGGGCAGGGTGAAGGGTACGGAACTTGCATTACGCTTTATCGATATCCATACGATCTGGCTACCGGCCTGGCTTACCACTTACCGGGACCAGCGGGGCAAACCGCGTAAGGACTTCCGGGACTTCATGGAATTAAGAAGCAAGAACGAAGATTTCCGTAACCTTATGACGCTTGCCATGCCCGCCAAATTCTGGTATTCCAAGTTTAACGAGAAATCCCGGCAATGGGATCACAATATAGACGCGGACTGCCTTCACTACTTTTTACGTCTTAACGGTTTCTATTCGCTTCATGATGAAAATTCCAGTTCAACGAAATACATCCGTATTACCGGCAATATCGTAAAACTGATAAAGGCAAAGGATATCCGGAAGTTTATCCGTGAGTGGGCCCAAGAGAGCTTTTTATCCCGCGATATAAGGAATCTTATTCTGAACAGCCCCAAACTGTCAGATACGGCCCTGGACAACTTGCAGGAGATCGAACTGGATTTTACCAATTATACCCATAATACGCAGATGTTCTTCTTTCCCGGTTGCAGCATGGAGGTAAGCGGTACCGGTATAAAGGAGCATCCGGCCAACGGCAGCACATTGTCCCACTACGTTTGGGAAGAAAACGTCCTGAAACACAAAGTCCGTCTAATGGAAGACATGTTTACCATTTCCCGTAAAAAAGACATAGAGGGGAACGATGTTTTTGATATCCGGATCAATGCCGTCCCGTCTAACTTTTTCGGCTATGTAATCAATTCGAGCCGCGTTTACTGGCGTAAGGAACTGGAATATAATTTCGACGACAAGAGCGTGGGGGAAGCGGAATCCTACCGGGAAAAACATAAATTCGATATCGAGGGGGAAGGCCTCACGGCGGAAGAAGTGGCCGAACAGAAAAGGAACCTTATCAACAAGATCTTTACTATCGGCTATATGTTGCACCGTTATAAATCCCCTTCGCGTGCCTGGGCACCACAGGCCATGGATAACAAGATCGGTGAAGACGGTGAATGTAACGGACGTTCGGGCAAATCGTTCATGTTCAAGGCCCTTTCCTACTTTATGAAGACCGTCAAGCTTTCCGGCCGTAATCCCAAGTTAATGGATAACCCGCATGTGTTCGACCAGGTAAACCAGCATACCGACTTTATCCTGGTGGATGATTGCGACCGGTATCTTAATACGGGCCTGTTTTACGATATCATCACATCAGATATGACCGTGAACCCGAAGAACAACCAGTCGTTTACTATACCTTTCGAGGAATCGGCCAAGCTGGGATTTACAACTAATTACGTTCCTATTGATTTTGATCCGTCTACGGAAGCCCGTTTGCTGTACCTGGTATTCTCCGACTACTACCACCAGCGTACGGAAGATAACGACTACCGGGAAACGCGTTCTATCCGGGACGATTTCGGTAAGGATTTGTTTTCCAAGACTTACAGCGAGAACGAGTGGAACGCCGATATAAATTTCTTCTTGCAGTGCTGCCGTTTTTACCTTTCCCTTTGCGAGGAATCTATAAAATTGCTTCCGCCCATGGAAAACATTATCAGGCGTAAATACAAGGCCGATATGGGCAATAACTTCGAGGACTGGGCGAACTCTTATTTCTCTCCGGACAGCGAGCACCTGGACAGCTTTATCGTCCGTGAAAAGGCTTTTGCTGATTACAAAAGTTTTTCCGGTGTGAATAAAATCACGATGCAGCGTTTTACAAAGGCCCTCAAAGGCTTTGTGGCCCTTTGCCCTTACATTGACGAGCTCAACCCGAAGGACCTTTGCAACTCCCAGGGGCGTATTGTACGTAAGGATAACGACGGCAAGGCCGCCGACATGATCTATCTGCGTTCATGCGGCACGGCGGAAACGGCTGCCGGTGGTGGAACGGAACCGGCCGATCCGACACTCATGTTTGTACCTGATGAACGACCGGATGAATGAATAACGCGCATTTGAAATTAAACAGCATGTCCGAGTTTACCGCGCTCTGGAACAGCGGCGAGAGGTTCCGGAAATTCGCCGAACAGGTCTACCGCTATCTGGAGCGTATGAAACCCGGTACCGTCCTGGCACTGGAACGCTATTCGGGCGAGCAGCTCGAATGGATCATCAAAACGGCCTGTGTTTTTATCCTGGAAGGCGACAACTACCTGGAGTATGAATTTAACGAGGACTATACGGCCGTCGTGCACCGCTATATACCCCCGGACGTAAAGAAATGGATTTTAAGCAGGTGCAAACATCGCGTATAAGACGGATCGGAGCCGGTATAAAATACGAAAAGAGGGACCAGATACGAATGTGTCGGTCCCTCTTTTCGTATGGAAACAAATGCGTCCCGCCCGGCTTCCCTCCCCATACCCCACCTCTATTTCATACAAAATTTTAGTAACCTTGTAACCTTTGTTTGCTTGAAAGAAAAAAGTCTGAAAATCAAATAAATAAATAGGAAATAAAGGTTACGAAGTTGCAGTTACAAAACGGTTACGAATTTTTCCGGTTTGTAACACCGGCCTTTTTATCTTCTACCGGTAAGCCCGGTTACAAACTGTTTTCCGGCCATTTTTTTGTAACGGAAATTAGTAACGTTACTAAGTTGCTAAGATACAGGATTTTACCTTTGTCGGTTGCCCGGTTACGAAATTACAAAAATTTAGTACCGAATTATATTAGCACAGCCTGGCAGAGAAAATGTCGGGTGTGTGGCGGCTGGAAAAGGCATATTATAATTATTCTCCCGGAGTATATTTATCAAAATGACGACTGAAAGCCTACATTTTCCCGTAAATGGCAGACCAACAGCCGATAAAGGAATATCTTTGCCTTTAAAAAGGAATGTTATTGCTATGATTACCACCCGAATACAGATCGAATCCTACCTGGCCGAGTATGTCCGGGGCAAATATTACGACGAAACGGTCGGTACCGTCCGTTTTCCTTCCTCGTCCGATATCTATGTGACCGTTTACGATCTCATGGAGAAACGGCCGGTAAATTGTCCGGCTGACCGCGGCAACCTGGAGTTTATGCTGCCTGACCGCCGGGAGGCCAATTTTGCCGGCGGCAAGTCTCCGGAACAGTTCAATTACATTTCCGTACGCGGTACCGCCATTCTTGAAAAGCGTCTGCGTGCCCTGATGTGGGCCGAGCTGCACGAACTCATGGACGAAAACAAGCACCTGCACGGAATCGAGTTTAAGGAAACCGTTTTTACCTTCCTGAAAAAGTATGATATCTCTTCCATTCAGGAAGACGGGCTGCTGAAAAACTACCAGCGGTGGCGGGACAGTTTCAGGCGTAAGAAGAAAAGGGCGTATAACCGAAAAAAAGTGTAAAAAAGCAAGTTATTTTTTACCTACCAACTGTATCTGTTTGTCCTTTTTTGTCCGGTTTTTGGCTGAAAAACGTCCGAAAAATGCTGAATGTTTGATTATCAATACTTTATATCTGTAATTATGTCAAGAAAGTTAATATCCGCCGCCCATAGCCTGCAACTGGTTCCCGTTTACAACATTATCCATTTTGGCGTCGTGCTCTCGAAAGTCGTTATCCGCTCTATCGGAAAACCTGATATTCTTATGATCGTACCGGGAACCTTAAAACCGGGTGACAGCAAAAATGAAGACGTCTATACTAAAAAACATACCTTCAAGCTTGCCGACGTGTCGCAAAATAAGACGCTTTACCTGGAAAACCTGAAAGCGACGCCCTTTGTCGCCCTCTATACTGACGAAACGGGTAACACCCGTGTTTCCGGTTCTCCCGATTACCCGCTTACCTTTTCTTTTGAGATCGGCGGGGGCCTGTATAACTGCACCCTGTCCGGTACGGGTCCGGGCGTTGATGCGTTCCTGTAGGTTCCTTTCAGTCCTTCTCTACCTATTATATAGGCGTTTTCTTTGCCGTAAAAAAGAGAACGTGGACAAAATACAGGAGATTTTTACAGCACCTTGGGCAATCGCTGATAATGATTATTACCGGTTGCTTTCCTTACTTGTGCCGTGTGTTGCAGCCGGCAACCTGGATGCGATCGAAAAACGGCTCGACAATAATAAAATAACCGCCTACGCTACTACGCCTTACCTTGCCAACCGGTGGGAACTGGACGATGAGACATTGCCGGCTGACAGTGTGGCCGTCATTATCCTGGAAGGCACCTTGTATTCCTGGGAGACTTACCGCCTGGAAAAGCAGCTCCGGGATGTTTTCGATAATCCTAAGATTTGCGGTGCGGTACTCTGGATCAATGGGCCGGGCGGTATGGTCGCACATGTGGACCTGGCGGCTAAAATGATTGCCGAATCTTCCAAGCCTATAGCTACCTATGTGGCCGGTACCATGGGGAGTGCCCATTTCTGGCTGGGAACCGCCGCCGGTAGAACCTTTATCGCTTCCCCTATGTGTGAAGTCGGTTCCGTCGGGATCATGCTTACTTACCAATCTTTTAAGGAATATTTTAGGAAACAGGGCATTGATTACCGGGAAATCTATCCGGATAGTGCCGATCTGAAAAACTATGAAACCCGCGCGATTGAAAAAGAGAACAACGAAGAGCCTATAAAACAACGTCTGGCAGTCATGCACCGTATTTTCTGTGATGCGATCAGTCGGAATCTGGGTATTGCCTACGATCCGGAACTTCCCCTTTTCCGGGGACAGATATTCACCGGCGACGTAGCCGTGGCAAACGGTTATATAGACCAGTTCGGCACGCTGGAAGACGCTGTAAAGTGGGTACTGGCACAGGCCACCGTCAGAAAAGTAAATGAGATGTATAACATATAGTATTAACTTCAAAATTTTGTATATATGAAATTTAAGAGCTTTTCCGCTCACATTCTGGCCCTGCTGGGTCTGTCGGAATGGAGCAAGGTAGAGGACAAAAACTCTATCACGGTCGAGGAAGTGGCAAAACTGAAAAATTACGGTTTTACCGAAAAATTCCTCACGGACTTTAAAGCGTCCCTCGAAAACGATTTCCAGGACGAATCCGAAGACGGGAACCAGGGAGAGGAAACCGAGGAACCTAAAACTACCGCTTTCCTTCGTGGTTTGTTGGGTGACACTGCGGCACGTCTGACACAAGCGCAGGAACAGCTTGAAGCCTTGCAGACGCAACAGCGTGACGAGAACCGGAACAACACCGCGTTAATTGCCAAGAAGGATGCCGAAATAACAAAGCTTTCCGGTATTATCGCTCAACTTTCGGCCGCTGCGGAAGATGATCCGGGCAAAGGGAAACAACACAACGCCCAGGCGGACGGTAAAGGGAAATTCAATCTCCAGGACGAAAAGCAGCTGGGGGGCTTGCAGGGTGAAATGTTCTCACTGGAGGACCGCCCGTATAACCTTCGCGCTAAAGCTGCGTTAATGGAGGCTGCCGGTTTTGAAATGATCGCTCTTCCGAAAGCAAGTTCCATTGACTACAGCCGTTTGAAGGAGGACCTCGGGGCCTTTTACCGTATTCCCTGGCAGCAGCGTTTGCAGTCGTTTTTAATGGAACTTCCTTCCATTGAAAGTATTTTCCCGCTTGAATCCGGTTATCAGGATTTGGCTACGCTGGTTAATATCTGGCTGGGTGAGTTTTCACAGGCCGGTAATGAGGAATCCGACTTCGATAAGGTGACTAAAGGTTCCTACGAGTTCGACGATGAAACCCTGCGCATGTTCAACGTGATGTTTGCACACCGTTTCAAAAATTTAAAGGCCCTGGAGAAAACTTGGATCGGCACTTTGAACAAGGAAGGTTCAAACCCTATCAAGTGGTCTTTTATCGAGTATATCCTGGCCGAAACCGCCAAAAAGTTGCATAACGAGCGTGAACAACGCCGTATTAACGGAATCCGTAAGGACCCGAATCTGAACGAACCCGGCAAAGCACTTGCTGCAGCTGACGGACTGTATGAGTTCCTGAACAAGAAAGTGAACGGACATACCGATATCAATAACGGAAAACTCGTTTACCAGATCAAGCCGTTCGAATTGGGGGAAATTACCGAAGCAAACATCGGTGAAAAAGTGTACAAGGGTACTTCCATGATCCCGGCGGTTCTTCGTGACAGCGGTAACCTGGCACTTTATATGCCTTCGCACTTTATTGTATTGTATCATAAATACAATGAATTGCATTACGGGCAGAACCAGGATTACAAGGCTAACATCATGTATGTGAAGGAATATCCGGCGGTGAAGATTATTCCGGTTCCCAATGCTGACAACCACCACCGTATCTTCTGGACGTTTGAAGGTAACATTAAAACCTACGAGGATAAGCCGGGTGAAATGACGGCTTTCAACCTGGAGCAGGAAGACTGGAGCCTGAAAGTCTGGAGTAACTGGCGTGAAAGTATCTGGGCTATTGCCGTGGGATTCAAGTACACCAAGAAAGAAGATATGGACTATACGCGCCAGATGATCTTCTGTAATGAGTATGACCGCCCGGCGTCTTACTTCGTGGATGCTGACAAGGACAAGAACCCGTCGGCCAAACTTCATACATCCATTGTTACCGTAGCCAATACGGCCGAATTTACGATTACCGATATTGAAGACGCTCCGGTAGGTGCGGTTATTTCCCTGAAATGCGGAAGCGTGGATAAGGGTGTTAAGATCGAGAAAAGCGGAAATTTTGAACTTATTTCCGATGCTTGGCAGCCTGGTAAGGGGGACGTTATCAAACTGATGAAACGTGCCGACGGTAAATTTATCGAGATTGGCCGCGAAAGCGGTTCTTCCGATGCGTTGCAGTTTGCGCCGGATGAAACGACACCTTCTTTGCTTGACGGTGAAGTATTCGTTACCGGTGTAAATACAAAGGCAACGGCAATCACTAACTTTACCGATGCGGAAGCCGGAATCGTTTACACGATTTACGGAAACGGTTCTGAAAATGCTTCTACCATTGCCAGCGGTGGAAACTTTGTTTTAACCGAAGCTATAACGCTTTCCGAAGGCAAGTTCATCAAATTGGCGAAAGCCGCTGACGGTAAATTCTACGAAGTGGCAAGAGGCTAAATTAATCGGAAGGGGTACTTTATCCCTTCCATTTTATAACCTTATAAATCATTAAGTTATGACATACGTAAAAGCAAGCGTAAGAAGGCCAGCCGGCAATCCCGGTAACGGTATTCAGCCCAAGGATCAGCTCGTAATTTACGACGTTGACGATATTCTTTCTTTTCCGCCAAGAAACGAGGCCGGCGTGGTTATCGAGGAGGATATCGTAATGAAGGCGGGGCGTTATGCAATCAGTATTTACCTGACACCCGGTACCGCTGAAATCAGTTCCAACAGTGACGGGGAAACCGATGCCGAAGGTTATACGCCTTCCGTTAAGTTCAATCATCCCGGTAATGAACAGGAGATTCGCGAGTTTAAGACAAACTGGCTGTCTAAAAAATGTATCGTTGTGCTCCGTTATTGTAGCGGAAAGCCTGCCGATCTGATTGGAACGCCCTGTAACCCGTGTAAGTTATCCGTTTCTTACACCGGTTCCAATGAATCGAATACGAACGAACTTACTTTCACCCAGATCAGCAAGGGGGATGATATCGCCATTTACCGGGGTACCGACACCCTGGAAGAACCGGTGGCCGTAGTGGAAGCCGGGGCCACAGATATAGATTACCAGACGGACGGGCAGTACCAGCTTTCCGCAGGTGCGGCCAAAATAGCCGGTGTTACCGGTGGAAGTCATGGATCGGTAATTACCCTTATGGGATGTTCGGGCGTTGCGCCAACAGTGGAAAAAGGCGGTAATTTCCTTCTGAAAGGCGGTAAGACGTTTACCGCTTCCGAAGGTTCCCAACTGACATTGCGGGCGTTTAACGACGGTTCGGAGGCTATGAAATGGATTGAACAAAGCCGTTATGAGGCGTAAGTAAACGGCTTTCATATCATTCAAAGGGTGACCGGCAGCACATGCCCGGCCACCCTTTGTCCTTTTTGGGGGTAATTGCCTTTTTTTTCTTTGTATCATCAAATTTTATATAGTATGAAACAGGAAATTATTACCTATCTGGCCGGTCCGCGTAACTTTATTCAAGGCGTGGAACTGTACGAGAAATACGGTATCAACCGTATGCTAAAGAAGTCATTTCGCCGGCAGGGAGAAACGGAAACGATGAAGGCCATTCTTTTAGAGGAACTACGGAAGCTGGCCGGGCTTTCCGAACGTGAATTTAAGACGATCCGGCGCAACTCTAAACAGCCGGCCGCGGTAAAAATGGAACCCGCCCGACAGGAACCTCCAAAAATGCCGGTAAAATACAGCGATGATTTGCTGCTGGAACTTGCCGAATCTTTCGGCGTCAGCGTGGAAGAACTCGTTTCGTCCGATTTCCGGGATAAGGTTCTTTCCATGGATGAAAATGCCGACCGTGTGGAAGAGCTGGAAGAGGAACTGGAAGAGGCGGAGAAACGATACAAGGCGGCTCCGGAAACCGTAACCAAAATGATACGTTTCCGCGAGAAATTTACCTTCCTGAACTCTCCGGATTGCCCCGACATTCTGAAAATACTTGTTTCCGACATGTTCACCGCATACGGGAAGTATAAGGAGGCTTTCGCCCGTCTGGAGGTTACGCCGGATGATGTCAGTTCACTTTCTACAGCACAGGAAGCGCAGGCGGTTGTGGAAAATTTCATTACTAACCGCGAAATGTGGGACGAACTGGAATATTACCGGGAAAACGGAAAGATTTTGGGTAAATGTGAGAAGGTAAAAAGTTTGTCCGTCCGTAAGGGTGTCGAGAATCTTTCGGATATCGACATACAAAAGGCATTGAATAACGCTCGTGCCAACCTTTCAAAGAATAAGGCGAAACTGGAACAGGCCGGGGATGATGAGAAGAAGAAAGCGAGTGCCCTTGCAATGATCCAAAAGTGGGAGACTACAAAGAAAGCCATAGAGGAAGAAATCGAGGCGCGAAAAAAAAAGTAGTTGAACTTATTGCCACTTTGACAGGAAAACGGCAACGGATCATGAAGGACCGGGGCCGTTTTTCTCACCCTTGCGACCGCTCGGAGCTGGGGCACCAGCTCAAGACATTAACCCTCCGGATAGAAAAAGAAGAAAGCCGGCTTAAACAACTTTCCAATGATAACAAACCAAATTTATAACGAGGATTGCCTGGAGGCGTTGAAACGTGTTCCGGACAATTCTGTAGATTGTATAATAACCGATCCGCCTTATTTCCTGGGAATGACACATAACGGGCAGAAAGGCAGTTTTAAAGATTTGTCTATCTGTAAACCCTTTTACCGGGATTTGTTTCAGGAGTTTAACCGGGTGAAGAAACCCGGTGCTTGCGTGTATTTTTTTACGGACTGGCGCGGATATGCTTTTTATTATCCGTTGTTTGACTTGTATTTAGGCGCGTCAAACATGCTCGTTTGGAATAAACAGTCGGGGCCGGGTAATCATTACGCCTTTATACATGAACTTATTTTGTTTCATTGTGGAAAGGGTGTTTCTATTGGTGCCACAAACATAATAGATAATATCCGTTCTTTTGCGTCCGGTGCTAAACTGGTAGAAGGTGAAAAGGTTCATCCCACGCAAAAACCGGTGGCGTTGATCCGTAAACTGATTGAAGACAGTACAAAGCCGGGCGATTTGATCCTGGACACTTTCGGCGGTTCCGGTACTACGGCCGTGGCATCCATTGAAAGCGGCCGGAACTTTGTTTTAATGGAACAGGACGAAATTTATTATTTCACGGCACAGAAACGAATAAAAGATGCGTATGAACGATTTAACGGTGGTAGATAGTATTTACCTGGATGCGCAGCAAAAAGAGGATGTACGGCGTTTGTCTTCTTTAGGGTATTCTTCGAAAGACATAGCCGTTTCCCTGGGGCTTTCTCCGGAAGATGTCGGGCTTTTTGTCCGGGATGCGGAAACGGTGGGAACTTCTGTTAACTTTCTGATCCGGGAAGGGATTCTCGTAGCACGTGCCGCCTCTGAAATAAAACTCCATGAAGCGGCGGAAGGTGGAAACGTGGAAGCTATAAAACAGCTGGAGGCCGTACGGAAAAGACATACTTTTGAACGTTTAATCGAACAAATGGATGACGACGAATTTAATTAAGCCCTCACGAATAGACTTTGACAAGGTGGATATCAACCAGATTCAAAGGATTCTTTCTACCGGTACGCTGGAAGCACTCGCGCCCGATGAAAGGGAATATTACAGCCTTATGGAAATGGTACGGGGCCTTCGTGCCCGTATGCGTATAAATGGCAAGTTGGTGACAAAGGCCGGTATCATCCGCCTTTTAAAGTCGGAGCCTTACGGCCTTTCGGACTGGATGGCCCGCCAGGTGTACGCCGACAGTCTCAATTTCTTTTATACACAGGATAACGTACGCCCGCAGGCTTTCGCCAACCTGTATGCGGAAAAGGCCGAAAATTGGGCGAATACCGTCTTTCTTATGGGTAATGTAAAGGAGGCTAAGAACCTTCTGAAACTGGCGGCGGAACTTCGCGGATGTTATAAGGACCAACAGACCGAAATACCGGAGGAACTGCTTTCACAGAAAAGCACGGTTATTTATACTACCAGCCGTAAGGATCTGGGTGTTCCTGAAATCGACCGTAAGGAATTGGAAGAGTTTATCGACGCGAT